TATTGCTGAACTGGACAAACTGTTTGGTGAAGGCAATCAAGATGCTGCACGTGCAATATTGGGTAATGACGTATATGAAAACTTACGCAAAGAAATATATGAACGTGGATATGGATACATTCAAAAGAATATTCAACAAGTATTGCGTAACGATGGGATGTCTAAAGAAGCCATAGAATATATATTGCGTGCTACTTCTAGTTTTGCATACACAACTATTTTGACGTTTAGACCTGCATATTATGTAGTTAATATTTTAAGTGCACCATTTATTATGTATCAAACTGTTGGTCGTAGTGGTCTTATTAATGCACTTGCTAGAACTCGTGTAAGTGATGTTCCAAAGGCATTGTTAAATATTGGAACAACTTTGCCTAAACGTGCAATGGATGTTGTATTTCAAGGAAGATCAAAAGGCAGTAAAAAGTTTGATGAGGTTGCTGTAAGGAGTCCTACTGGCAAAACATACACGTTTGGTGAAGTGTATCAAATGCTTGAAAGTGCAGGTATTAAGTCTGAGTATACGTATATTACTTCTGCGTTGACTGATGGTACTTTGCTTCGAATGATACAAGATAATACTACTGGGACGAGTAAAACTTTTAAAAATATAATGATTCAGTTTTTAAAAAATGAACGTGATGGTTTTAAAAGAGTTGTAGACAAAGCAAACTACTTGGCTACTGGTTCTGATATGGCCTTTAGAGCATCAGTGTTTATTGAATCAATAGAAGCAGGTGCAGATGCAAGTGAAGCATTGGCTTTGGCTCGACGTTCATTGTTTGATTATAATGATACTTGGTTAAATCAGTTACCTTATGCTCGTTCTGCTTTTATCTTTGCAAGTTTCTTTTATGCCAACAATGTAAACTTATTAAAGGCTTATACAGACCCTGCAGTCTTAGCAAGATATGCAAGATTACTACGTATGACCAACACCACTAATACACTAAATAGAGCATTAAACGATGACCATGAGATGCCCTACAATATGTATTTTCCATCGTATGCTCAGTTTCGTATACGATATGATTATCAAGTAGCCAATGACCAACGTGCATACTTTAAGATGGCTCCATCATTACCTGCAATGGAAGCAATGCAGTTTCATTTTGGTGTAATTGGTATGGCAATGGGTTGGGAAGGGTTTTCTGTAGAACAGGCTATTAAACCAATAATGGATATGAGAAGTCCAATAGTTAAGATACTTGTTCAAATAGCAAGTGAACAAGGTGATGAACAACAACCAGACCGAGTGCGTGAATCATATGTGCAATATTTTAATCTTATGACAGATGGTGACCCTGTGTCTATTGCTCAAGCAATTGAATTGTATTGTGGTGGTCAAGTAAAGCCTAAGTTTGTTGGATATGAAGCGGTAGGTAATGTAGATGGATACCATTATCCATTGAATGACCAACAGAAGAAACGATTCAATAGTACGTGGGATGTTTTTTGGAACATGGGTATGAGTGCTATGTACAACAGTTATGGTCGTTTATTGTTTCCTGAGGGTACAACCATGCAAGGTGCTACTGGCCCTGAACGTGCAGCACAGTTTTTGGGTTTTGCTACTCGTTCACGTATGGATACACCAGAAGCACAAGAAATGAAGATTATAGGAGCGCATTTAAGAGCATTACGTAAGATTGAAAACAGAGCAAAAGATTCTGCAAAAGATTCTATTATTGTTCCAACAATTAAACCTAAAGATTGACAACCCCTTGTAATCTTTGTATAGTTACGATGTTGCAATAGCAGCATAACCATATCGGAAGAAGAAGGAGAAGATATGCCTAAGTTTGGAAAATATTATCATAGTAGTACAGTAACATCGAATGTTGCCAGTATTGGAACATCGTTTGATAAGACTAAATTACATACACATTCATTGTTAAACAACTCTACTGACTTGAATGAAGGACAGCGTTTTAGAGGGTTTATTGAAGGATTCTACATCCGTGTAACAAACATTGCAGGTGGTAGTGCTACTCCAACTGTAACGTTACGTGTGGCTTGTGATGCCGATGGAGATTACAGTTTCTTTCCAGATACAGATGGTGAGTTGGCATTGGGTCTTACTACTAGTAGTAGTGGTGTTGCTGTGTATCAGTTCCAACTTCCATTGCAACAGTTCTTTGGTACAGATGAGTTGTACGTATTCATTAAGATTGACCAAGGTAGTTGTACACTTGCAAACAGTTGTATTGTTTGGAGTGAATAATGCCAGTCGCCAATCCCTTCAAACCTGAAGGTGATGGCGGAACTGTAAACTTAGGCAAAGAAGAACTCACTAGCCAATGTGATGGTTCGACTCAAAGTTTTACAGTTTCTGTGCCATACAAAGCAGGAACTCTTCAGGTATATTGGAATGGGCTTCAACAGACCTCGACAGAGATTACTGAAGATTCCCAAACAACGTTCTCTACAGACTTTACCCCAACTAGTGACGATACTCTCGTTGCAATATTCATCCAAAAATAGGAGTCTATCATGGCTGTTACTATTAAAACCGAACAGATTCGCAATACCGCAGTTACCCCTGCGAAGATTGACTTAACCCAAACCTTTAGTTTCGCTTCAGGTATTCTTCGTGCAGCAACACCTGCAGGAGATAGCGATGTAGCAACTAAGCAATATGTAGATGGATTGATTTCTGGTCTACATTGGAAAGATAGTGTACGTGCTGCAACTACAGCAAACATTACATTGTCTGGTACACAAACTGTAGATGGTGTGTCATTGTCTGCTGATGACCGTATCTTGGTAAAAGACCAAACAGACAAGACTGAAAATGGTATCTATGTGGTAGCATCGGGATCGTGGAGTCGTTCATCGGATATGAATGAAGGTTCTGAGTTTCCATCTGCTGCTGTATTCGTACGTGCAGGTACTGTTAATGCAGACCTTGGTTTTGTATGTACCAATGACAGTGACCCAACATTAGGTTCTACTGATATTTCATTCACTCAGTTCAACGGTGCTGCTAATATTACAGCAGGTGATGGTCTTTCTAAGACTGGTAATACCTTGTCTGTAAATGTAGATGACTCATCACTTGAGATTATCGGTGATGCTCTTCAAGTTAAAAGTGGTGGTGTTACCAATGATATGTTGGCAGGTTCTATTGCAAACGCAAAATTGGCCAACAGCACTATCTCTGGTGTTGCTCTTGGTCAGAACCTGAACTCATTGTCTGCTGCTTCTACAGGTGGTATTACACTGACTGCATTCAATGGTTCTGCTGCTGTTGCTGACTTGGCTATTAAATTAGATGGTTCTTCTTTATCTACCGGTATTTCAGGTCTTAAAATTGCAACATCTGGAGTAGATACTCTTCAACTTGCTGATGCTGCAGTAACAACAAGTAAGATTGCATCGTCTGGAGTTGAAACTAGTAATGTAAAAGATTCAGCAATTACTACTGCAAAGATTGCTGCAGATGCAATAGACGCAAGTAAGATTGCTGATGGTGCGGTACAACGTGAACACTTAAACAGCAATGTTGTTAACTCTGCAGGCGCATTGGGTCTTGATCCAACCAATAATGACTTGTTAGTAATCGTTGATGATTCATCTATTGAGATTACTGTAAGCAATGATTTGGCAGTTAAAGCAGGTGGTATTTCTACTGCTAAGTTGGCCGACGCATCGGTAACTACAGCCAAACTTGCTGCAGATGCAGTAAATGCAAGTAAGATTGCAGACGCAGCAGTGCAACGTGAGCATCTAAACTCTAATGTTGTTAATGCAGCAGGTGCATTGGGTCTTGATCCAACTAACAATGACTTGTTGGTAATCACTGATGATTCTACCATTGAGATTAATGGTGAGAACAGTTTGGCTATTAAAGCAGGTGCTATTGATGGTGGATTGTTAAAGTTCGCTCCAAGATACATTAGCCTATCTGGAATGAATGGAAGCAAGACTGCATTTGACTTGACACTTGAGATTGATGCTGATTTGGTATCTGGAACCATTGTATACTTGAATGGTATTGCTATCGAAAAAGTTGCTTCTGCTCCAAGTACAGACCAGTATACTGTTAGTGCTAATGGTGGTACTGGTGGTGTTGGTTTGGTAACTTTTGGTACTGCTCCTGCTTCATCTGATACTGTAACTGTATTGTTCTTTGGATAATCTGTTAGACTAACCGTGCAAAGGGGTCTATACTACGTGTAGATCCCTTTGTTGTTTGGAGAGTGTGTTATGGAACCAGATGTCATGCAAATGATTATGAGTGGTGGGGCTAACTTGGCTTTTGCGATATTCTTGTACCAACAGAACAAGGACTTGCAGAAACGTGCCGATGAACGTGAAGCCAAGCAAGACCGAAAAGAGGAAGCATTGCGTGCTAGGTATGACCAAGTAATATCTGAACTTCAGGCCAAAGAAGAAAATCTACGTAAAGAGTTAGTAACGGATGTTAATAATTTAGAACGTCGAATGTCATTACTTGAGCAGAAAGTAGAAATGGTAGTTACAATAGTGAATGAGATTAAAGCCAAATTCGTGAGAGTTAGTAATGCCTAGTAAAACACCATCAAAAGGAAAACGGTTTGTTAAGGTTGTCAAGAATCCAAAGACTGGTCGCACAAGAAAGGTGTCCTATGGGCAAGCAGGCAAGTCTAAGAGTGGCACGGATCGTATACAGCCATCTACCAAAAAAGCCGATGCTTATTGTGCCAGATCAGCCAAGATTAAAAAGTGTAAAAATCCACCGTGTCCAAATGACCTTTCACGTAAAAAGTGGAAATGTGTAGGAACAAAGAGTAGACGATGAGTAAGAAAGATGCATGCTACA